CAGTGGACCCCCTTGTCCTCAGCTCATGGTTCCGACTACTACGGTCCATAGCGGACTCTCACCGCCTAGCTAATACCCATGCCGGGCGCACATGAAAAATGACCTTCTCCAACATCTGGAAAAGGCCATCCCCACGGATTAGGTGGTGAAATGATCAATTTATCTTTCGTGATTGAGGCACCATGCGGACTCCAACCAGTAACACCGTTAATTTGTCCTAGCGCATTAGGAATATTGAAGAACGCAATTAACTGATCAAAGCCCTTTAAGATATTTGTATAAGGCTCCCGACAATAAGTATTAAAAGTTCCTCGCTTAAATTGAAGTAACCCTAGCGCCGGGCCGGAACCATCACCATCGGGATCAGTTCCCGGTTGCGGAATCGTCTCATTTCCACCCGATTCTAAATGAATTTGTGCCCGTAAAACATTAAGCTGCTGAGCATTCGGTTTTATTCCATAAAAGCTAGCAGCATACTGAATAACTGGTGTCCAATCACCATTCACTGGTTCAGTTGGTCCATTAGCATTAGTTCCACCTGTCCCGGTATAAACAGTATGCTGAACCTCATGCTTACCACCAACGCAACGAATCATGTTAATAATTGATTGACTATCCCGAGTAGTTTTAACTGACTTTGCATCCCGAGGAAAATCAATCACTCGACCATTATCCTTATAGAACTCATCTTCTGAATAAACCCGTATCTTCTTGTTATCTGGATATATAACTGCACTTGGCCATAACTCAGTAATCTTACTAAGCATCTCTTTACCACTGCCGCTATCGAACTTAGAAGTTGATTGTTTATCAAAATTACCATGAACTTCATAGCTAAAGCCTAGCTTATTTCCATCAATCCAAGCCTTTAGTAAGTCTTCAACTCCATAAGACTGATCATTACTAGCATTGTTATCCTGGTTATTATTTAAGGTAAGGTCACTTCGTTTATAAATTCGACTAATCTCATTGTAAACATGCCAGGCAGTGATATTTTTCGTGTTCGTATCAAAGTTTTCAACACAATTTTTTACGATATATTCCTGTCCCTCAAGCACAATCGAACTTTCAACATCTAATGGATCATACAATGCTGAATCATAGTCAAATACTGAGAAAGTCAATTGAAAGGTCGAATTCTTAGACCATTCGCTTTGCATTGTTGGCCAGAGAATAATGTCTCCAATCGGCTCCTTAGTTGTTTCTTTATGAGGTGTCATCAATACTAAACTAATTGTCCTCACCTCCTAACCAAGATACATAAATGGAAAACTGAATGTAATTTCCAAATCATCTGCACCAGTAACTTCAAAGTCATTCTTTCCAGGCGCTAAAGTAATATATCCATAATCGGTATTGGCACTATCTGGGTTGTTATTCTTAAATGTTCGGCGTCCTTTTAGCAAAAGAGTATCGTTTCCAGATAAGCTTTGATTGTACGTCCAAGAAGTATTTGTAGTTGTATTCTTTACCGTGAACTTTCCACCATTATGCTTAATCGTAATTTTTAAATCATGACGCTGTTCAACAGGATCGATTGTAATATCACTATCGTTAAGGATAGAAAACTTATTCTGGCCTTTGAAATGGTATGAAGGAGTTTCCTCATCCATGTTCATATTCAAGTCTAAGAAATCCTCATCTTTCATCTCATCCGTATGCAATTTACTAAATCGCATTCCGCTTGGATTTTCAAAAGGTACTTCAAACGTACAATAGTTAACTTCTTCTGGTTCGCTTTTGATCTCAAAGGAACTAGCTCGACAGTAACGGACAATATCCGGCTCGACTCCTGTTCTTAACCTAAAGATTCCTTTTTGTGCAAAGACACGATAAATTTCGTGTTTTGCCATCTTAAAGTCTTTTCGATCAAAAAAACTGCAATAAGAACTTAGCGGTGATCGTCGTTTGACCATAACGGGAATAACTCCAAATTTGACCATCTTGTTGGGAATCATCACGGTAATTATTAACAATACTAGGCGATTCAGTTAAGCCAAGAAAAGTTAAGTGGTCAGTAATATCTGTGCTAGCCACTTCTTTTTGATCATCAATTTTAATGTAAAGAATATTTACAGCGATTACGACCACCTCCTAAAGATGCTGATTATCAAATAATGCTTGATCAGTTCCTTCAATCCCATAAAACTGGTTCTTGTCAAAGGCGCCGGCTTTAATTGCAGAAAGTTGAGCTGCATTTAAGCCCAGCATTGTCCCAAAGCGATTAAGCATCTGGTCCATCCGATCTAACATCTCTTTTTGCATTCCATTATTACTTTGGCCACCGTTATTATAATTATTTACAACTTGGGTGCTTTGCATATTAGGCTTAAAGTTAGTTAATACAGAAACGGCATCATCAGTACCATTAGCATATTGTGGTAAGTGCTTAAACATCTTAGCAGTATCGCTAGCTTTAACAACTTTTGTTCCTCGTGGTGCTGGAAAGACTACATTACGCCCATAAGGAATAAATGGTGTTTCACCTGGGAATTGAACTAACTCACGAAAGACGGGGCCAGGTTGATCATTAACTTCCATCAATCCACCTTTATGGTAATTAGTTCCCTGAGCATGCTTTGATTTATGAAAAATAACATTAACTGTTTTCTCAATAGTATTAGGTATACTCATAAAATTATGGATTGCATCAAGTGCTGTTTTAATTGGCCCAGAAGCTTTATCATTAGCTTTTGCAATTTTTGCTGGTCCCGTATTTGATCCAGCAAAAGCATTTACACCATTGCGAGCACTATACATTGGTCCAGAGGCACTATCAATTCCTTGTGCATTTTTAGGACTACCTGGGTTTGAGTTAGCAAATACATTAACACCACCAGTAGCATTTCTCATTGGTCCACTAGCATTATCAACGGCTAAAGCATTTTTAGGAGCGCCAGGGTTAGCACGTTGCCAAGCAAGAATTGCATCATTAGCAGCCTTTAAGTTTCCACTGGCTCTATCTTCTGCAACAATTTGCTTAACTGTACTTGCTGGCATCCCTTTCCAAAGATTGTACTTTGAAATTAATTCCCCTAATTGGCCGGAACCTTTGGCATTAACAATGGCTTCTTGTTGTTTAGGCGATAATTGATTCCATCGTCCGATTTTATTCAAAGCATCCATTACATCAGTAGTCCCTTTAGTTGTTACTAATGCTTGCTGTTGCTTAAATGTAAGATTATTCCATTGATTAGCCTGCACTAACGCATCAACTAATTGTGAAGTTCCTTTAGCGTCAATAATCGCTTCCTGTTGTTTTAAGGTTAAATTATTCCACTGTCCGGAACTTTGTAAAGCTTCATAAATCGGCTTAGTTGCCTTATTAGTAATTACCGCTTCCTGCTGTTTCAACGACAAGGAATTCCACGCACCAGATTCAAGCAGAATATCGGCCATTTCTTGCTTGCCTTTAGCTTTAACAATTGCCTCTTTGGTCTTAAGGTCAAGATTATTCCATTCGCCTGACTTCTCTAAAGCTTGGACAATCGTTTCACTGAAGCCGTCTTTCAACCAGGCTTTCTGCTCTTTCCAACTCATGCTATCCCATTTACCATTTTCGATTAATGCAGCTGCCACCATTTGTTGAGCATTGGTACTCAACTTACCTTCCTTTTTCAGAAGTTTAATTTGGTTCCATTGATCTTTGGAATTAACAGCCTTGTTAACTTCCTCCTGGGCATTAGTCCGAACCTTACCAGTTTTGGGATCGAAAACTAAGTCATTCCACATTTTAGCGGCATCCTCAGTTTTACCTTTGAGGCCATCAAGAGAAACAGCAATACTCTTAGAATTCTTTTCAGCATTTTTGGCCAGCTTATCCAGTTGTTTCATTCCGGCCGAATAACTTAATCCTTCTGCTTGCATATCTTCTTTAATGCGACTTGTAGATTGCCCATTGGCACGTGCTAACCGAATATATTCAGCAGAAGCCTTATCAACGTAGTCCTGAAGAGTTTTTTTATTAGCTCGCATACCAGCAGCATACTCATTTTGATTAATAGTTCCCGCTTTTAATTGACGCTTAAGACTATTTTCCTGTTTTGCATATTCATTACGCATATTATCAGATTGAGTACGCAAATCGGCTAATGCTGTATTACGTTGGCGATGAGACATATTAGCAACATCGTTATTTAATGCCGCCATTGCTTTTTTACGCTGATTACCAGTTAAGCTCCACATTTTGAGTTCATCATCAACAATCTGTTGCTGATTATTTTGCAACATTACTCGTTGGGTATCGCTCAAACTAGCAATATTCTTATTAGAAGTCTGTAGGATTGTATTTGCTCTTGTCCTGGCTTGATCAGCATTACTAAGGATCTTATTCATCGTATCTTTTTCATGCTGTGCTTCCCGATCAACTGCTGCAGCAACTTCCGGAGACATATCTTTCTCAGCCTTTTTAACACCTTCTAAATGTTTCCGGGCATCTGATTCCATTTGACTAAATTCACGATCAAATGAATCCGCCATACTTTTAGTAGAAGTTTTTGTTGCAGTATCCATATCGGTTAAAGCCGCTTGAATACCAGTTGAAGTATTCTTAAATTTCCCAAGAGCTTTATCAGCAGCTGCACCAACGTCAGATCCCCAACGATCTGTTCGTTGTGACGATTCAACAGCTTTCTTACCCCAAAGCTCCCAAACAGTAATTCCACCGGCAATGGCCAAAGTAGCAACTCCAGCAACGGCTGCAATTGTTCCTAAAGATACTCCAGCCGCGGCAGTAGCGGCACCGGCTTCACCTGCAGCCACACCGGTACCTTGTAAAGCGACAGTCGCAGCACCAACACCATTAGCAGCTTGAACCGCTCGACCACCTGCACCAGTCATGGTTGTTCCAAACTTTGCAGCTTGAAACGTTGATTTTGAAAATGCTGAGCCAATAACGTCTAAGCCACTGGCTCCTAACTTCATCGCAGTCTGTGCTCGGCCTAAGCCAGCGGTAAGCTTACCAAAAGCGAGGACAGTTTTACCAGCACCGCTCGTCAACTTACCGAGAATTAAGAACAATGGGCCAGCTCCCGCTGTGAATAAGGTAGTTGCTACAATTGCCTTCTGAATAGCCGGTGATAATTCTCCGAAGCCATGAGCAAGCTTGGAAATATCTTGTACTAACGGAATCACTGCTGGCAGAACATACTTAGCCATATCCATTCCAGCATTCGTTAGTGATTCCTTAAAAATTGCTAGCTGTACTTTAGGAGATTTAAGGTTCTTTTGTGTAAGGTCACCAATATAATCACGCTTAGCAGAATTCTGAACTTCTTTGTTTAATTCCCGTAAACGGTTGGCATTTTCAGTTAAGATAGCACCGGCTTGTTGACCGGTAGTTCCGAATAATGCATGGAAGATGTCATTCTTTTGCTTACCGGTCATTCCCTTCATGTGATCGCCTAATGTCTTGAAGATGGATGACATTGATTTCAATTTACCATTTTTATCTAAGAAGTCCTTAGTAGTTAAATTGATACTTGCCAATGCCTTTTGACCATTTGCAGTAGGAGTAACTAAAGAATTAATTACTTTTCGTAATCCAGTACCAGCCTTGTCCGCTTCCAGACCATTGTTAGAAAGAATACCCATCGCACTAGCAGTTTCCGAGAGACTAAAGCCTGCTTGATGGGCCGTTGAGCCAACATATGACATCCCCACACCTAATGACTGGAAGTCGGTTGAAGTAGCATCGGCAGCATATGCTAATTCATTCAATGTCTTAGTAGATCGCTGTTGCATGACTGCAGCATTTTTAATTGGTCGGCCTGCTTTATCAGTAGCTAGTCCAAAAGATTCCATCGTCTGAGAAGCGACTTTAATCACATCATTAAAGTCATCCCCGGTGGCTACAGACGCTTTCAGTTCATTGCGCATAACACCAATTGCCGCTTTAGAAGTATACCCACGCTTAACTAAGTCTTGGTATCCCTCCGCAATTTTTTGCTGACTAACACCATATTGATCAGAATACTTCCGTGCATCTGCCGTCATTGTCCTATAAGCTGAATTAGCTGCTTTAGCGGATTCACCAGAAGTCCGGATAACATTCTTGGTCTTAATCATTTGATCTTGGAAATCAACTAGTTTCTTAGCTGAATATGTTAGTCCTGCCGCAATAGGTAATGTTAGATATTCTGACATTCCTCGGCCAAGTCCTGATACTTTAGAACCAACATTGGTGGCCACATTTCCAAAATGTTGAGTGCGATTAGCAAGTTGCGTCCACTTATTCGACTGCAATTCAATATCACGATTAAGAGCTTGCATTCGTCCACGTAATTGTTCAATTTGCGCAGACGTTTTATTATATTGGGTTGCTGCCTTAGCTCTTGACTGCTCGCTCCTGGTAGTATCATCCATTGCTTTCTTAGCATTTTGGAGTTGCGCATTATAATTGCGCATTTATTGACTCATAGTTGCATAAGCAGTACGCATATTATTAATACTTCCGCCGGATGCTTTCAATGCTGCTTCCTGCGCACGTAAAGCATTAGCAGTAGATTTAATTTGTGCTTTTAAAACACCATTAGCCGCTTTAAATGGATTAATATCCAAACTAACAGTTGCTGCCAAATGTCCTAATGATTGGGCCACTATTCAACCTCCTTTCCTAGAATAAGAATGGAAATGCTTTATCAATGGTTGTCTGCTTTTCTTCAAAGACGTAATTCATTAATTTCAAATCTGAAAGTGTTAGCTTACTGACCTCATTCCATTTATATCCATCGCGCATTTTATTTTTAATGAAATCTGTGAGACTCTTGATTGAATCATCAATCATCTCAACAGTTATTTTTTTGGCTTTTCGTTATCCTTTTTCTCTTCTAAGTCATCTTCACTTAGAGGAGAACCGAGAGTTTCATTAATTGCATTAACAATGCTAGTTAACCCTTCTATAGCCGTAACTCCTGAAAGAACATCCTTTTTAGTCAATCCATTCTTCCAAAAATTAGCAGCAAACTCAGCCCGTAAACTTAATAATCGTTCATTATCTTTATCTGTTGGCAATTTTTTTGGATCAGAGTACATCACTATTTCTTGACGTTGAACCTTTAATGCATCTAATAGATTTTCAAGCATTGGGGCTTCTTTTCGTTCATAGATTGTTTCTTTGCCATCTGTTTTTACTTTTAATTTATATGGCATTTCCATATCCTCCTCATCGTCTCACTTGACTCGTCTCTGTCTGATTAATTAGTTACCCTTTATCAACAACAGTTTCTGGTTTAGTATCTTTTGTATTGGTTGGATCAGTTACTGGAGCTTCTTCCCCAAAGACCATTGCATGGAACTTAGCAAAATCAAATCCTTCATTATCTTCCCGACCGATTAAAAGGATGGTTCCAGTATCCGCATCCCCACGCGGAACAAAATTACCTTCAATTTCATCTGCTTCTGGGTCTGGAGCACCGTCCTGAGTCTTGATTGAAATACCTGGTAAGGAGAACATCCCCTTGGTTAAACCAACCCAACAATGCTTCCCGTTTGAAAGCTTTGTCCGGAACATAGTAGCAACATAATTTGGTACAAGATTCTTAGTATAAACTTCTGTACCGTTCTGAATATCAATTCCATACAAGTCTTTCTTCATGATGGAATCAATATCATAAAGGTTGATGGTTTCCTTAGCTTCGGTAATTCCACCAGAAAGAACCAAGTAAGGGCCGTCATCGGCTGCTAACGTCTTTAATTCGTTAGTTAGCTCCGACTTAACTTCACTTAACCCGCTCATCTTTCGGGTATCTTTAATCTTTTCGTTCTCGTCTAGCACCCCATATTCAAAATTAGAGGCCCCAAACTTAGCAACTTTTGCATTTGGTGTTCCCATTAAATATCATTCCTTTCTTCAAACCCTTCAAAGTTAGCTGTGACCATTATGCAATTATCCAAGTCCGGATCCGGATAAGAATTCTTGTAGTAACGTTCAAAGCCATGACTGTGGAGGGTTTCATATATTCGTTCTTGAATATCCATTAGCCGGTCATCGTTCTCTTCACGAATCCAAAAATCAACTTGTACACGTGGGTATTCAAAAAAGCGAGCATCGTCACTATAAATCGCATCATCCCCAGGTATGGGAGTAATCCGAATCCACGGTGCTGAACTCGCTTTAATAAATGGATCATCAGGCGTACTAGTAAAAATTGGAACATATGATAATTTATCTTGTCGCAACTCATCCATCATTGTGACTAAGCGTTCATCATTCGTCAGATAATCGGCTACTTGCATCTCCGGAGTTTTCATACTTTCAAGTCCTCAATATATTTAGCAAGTATCTCTTTTTTAGATTGTGCCCGTGCTTTTTCAATAAAGTGCTGTGGATGTTGTTTAGAAGTTCCTGCATTAGGAAAGTGAGCAATCCAACCTTTTTCTTTGTCATAACCAACATCCATTGAATAATCACCATCACTAGTTTTCAAATTACCGTGTTTGGTATGTTCAGCTAAAGGGGTCATATTAGAGTGATCGCCACTCTTTGCAACTGGAGTAACTTCTTTTAATTTCTCTTGAAAGACTTTAGCACCATCACGCGTTGCTTTTCGTGCCTTCTTTTCTTCCGTCTTTTCAAGTTTAGTTAAGTTAGCAATCAACTCTGCTTCACCGGTCACTGCCATTTTGAACAACCTCCTGAGCAGTAATTTTAGTTAGATCTCGCTTTGCATAATCAGGATCCATCCCCGTGATTTCATACCATTTTCCTCGCCAGTTAATTAACCAATTCGATTGAATTTCCTTACGAGTTTTGAAGGCAATTAAAAACGTGGGTGATTCTTTTCTGAACCCCACGTTTGAACTGTTTTGGATAAATTCACGGACTGACAGCTTAGGAACTTCTGCCCACACGGTAAATTCCTTAACTTTCTGATCCTTGATCGGTCGATGAGTTTCCGGATTGATCCCCATTTGGACTGAGTAAAATGTTATCCGTTCCGTCATGTTCCGTGGTTTCATCGGTATTCACCTCACTACTTATTTGATTAATAAGGCCGTCAATTCCTGATGAAAGAACTGGTCGGTAACTATCTGCAGTAATTCCTCGCTCGTAGAAGTCTTCTTTCACCTGCTTCATGAGAGCAATTTTGAATCGCGGTTCGTCAGAGTAGTCCGCAGGCTTACTCTCCCATTTAATTGCTCTTGCAATCATTAATGCGGCAGCATCAACAATTATTTTAAGAATTTCATCATCAAAGTCCTGGTCAATTTTGCAGTAGTTTTTTAGATTGGCAAAGAATTGTTCATCACTCGAGAAAGTGTGGTCTGTTTCCATCCTACTCACCTAGCTTTGCTAACAGTTGATCCTTAGTATCGGTTGAAGTATAGGCAATTCCATGATCATCTAAGTACTTCTTGATCTCATCTACTGTATTAGCATTGGTTGGTTTTACGTCCGCTCCGTCATTGTCGGACGGTGTTATTTTGACGCCGCTGCTGATGGGCCAGTAACAAAGTAACCAGCATTTTCATCGGCCTTCTTCACATCTAAACGAAGAACCGCTTGGAGATATTGACCATAAATGTCATTATTAACCCACCGTACCTGGAGATCTTTTCGATTTGCTAAAATAATTGCACGGTATGGATCACCAACAAAGGCATGAGCTTCACCCTTTGCTCCAAATAAGTCATCTTCAATTACAGCAACGTTGATTCCAGAGACCGCTTTACCAGACGGACTAGAAATACTATCTTGAAGTAAGTAACGCCCATTCTTATCTTTCAATGTATCAAGCCAGTTGTAGAAGCTTTGGCTGGCAATAATCATCTTATTGTAAGCCACATCTAAATCGACATTCCAAATTTTCTTTAGGTCATCGATTGCATTAGAGCCATCAACGGTCTTAGCTGAAAATCCCTTAAAAATTGTAGCAATAGCCGCATTCTTTGTATTTAAGGATTGTTCTTTTGCGTTTCGAGCAACTAATCCAGTTAAATCAATTGCTGAATCATCAATCGATTCTTGTGAAATAGGAATTGCTCCACGATAGGTCTCAATTTGCCATGCTACCTTAAGAAATTCAGGTTTTTGAAGATCAGGATTCTTTGCAAGTTCTTCAACAGTATGCATTTGAGCAGTTGCCTTTTTAAGAATTGGATAACTACCAGAAGCAGTTGTGGCGTTAAATACTTGAACAAATTGGCTAAGATCCGTTACTGTTTTAATTTCATTTTCGGGATTGTAAATGATTGATTCAGGAATAGTAACGCTTGCGTCTGAAGAAGTAATTCCAGTAGTACCATCACGATGTTCTTGGTGAAGATATGCGTTGAAATTACGTTTTTCTTCATTTTCGTCCTCGTTATTTTGGGAACGCTTATGAGAATCTGGAGCTGGATTACCCTTAGCTGCTTTACAGTAAAGCTTAAGGTCATCTTCAATACTCCGAACTTCCTTTTCAGCAGCTTCAATTTCAGAACGTAATGACTTAGCTCGTGTTAAGTCTTCATCAGTTGCGTCTTCATTTGAGAGTAGTTGGCGCATTTCATTAGTTTTTTCGTTAATTAATGCTCGCTTACCTTCTTTTTGAGCAAGCAATTCTTTAATTTTTTCGCGAAACATTTAATTTCCTCCTTCGAGTGTCTTCAATAATTCTTGTCGTTCTAATTCACGTAACATCTTTTTACGTTTCTGATCAGTAGCATCCCTATTCTCTTGGTTTTGCATTTGCTTAACCATATTGATTGAACGCTGACCAACCTGAACTTCTGTATCCGGATAAGCAGGTGTTGTAACTACTGATACATCGAACAAACGATCAATTTGTCGAATAGTTCGTTCATAATCAACTCCATCCTGGTCAGATTCTTCCCAATCTTGGGCCTCATCTGTGTTGGCCACCGTAAAAGCAAAGCTGCATTGATTAATAACGCCTGCCTTGATATTGGCGATCAAATCACGGGCAAATGATGTATCAGTTGGCTTAACAGTGAATTTCAAGCCAATTGCATCAGAAGATAAAGTCAGATTTACCCCTGATCGTCCCAATACCTGGTTAGGATCATGATTGATCGTTGCCACTACATTTGACATATCAGCATCATCGAACGCTCCTGGAGCAATTTGCTCAATAAAACGAGTAAAGCCACCCAAAACTTCGGATGGCTTATTGTATTTGGCTGCATAACCTTCAATTACTGGTTCATCATCTTCATCAGTTGCCGCTCTCATCTGAATTGGCATCATCAACTGTCGAGTTTCCAAGTCGCTTGTCATCGATTCCACCTCCCTTCGCTGTTGATTGTTTCTGATACTCTTCTTTTTTATCAAGGAAGACAGTATTCAAAGTTGATTGGAAGCGATCTAAGTCTGGATTATCAGATTTGACTAACCCCATTCGAACTCGTCCCTCATTAGGAGTAATAACGTTATTCGTAACTCCTTTTTGTACATCATCCATCGACATCCCCGTTTCTTTGCGAGTATCAAATTCAATGTGGCAGTTATGACGTTGCCGATCAGTCAGCATGGTCATTTCCAAGTTACTTGCAATCGGTTTGAAGTAATAAGGTAAATCAGAAGTAATAAAGTCTTCATTTAACTGTTTAATCGATTGGTTAGGACTATTAACTGCTAATTTATATGCCGGAATATGCAACGCTTTGGCAATTTGAGCAGTTGAATAGTTATTGCTATTAATTAGTTGCAAAACATTGGTATCAATCTCAATTGGTGAGTAGTCAAACGTATCATCCGTAACAATTGGACTACCAGCATTGCTATTAGCTTGCGCATATTCAAACGCCTTTCTAGTTTTAAGACGCGCTTCCGGACTTAACTTACCCTTAGCTTTTAGCAATCCACCTTTAAGACCTGATTTAAAGAACCGCCGTAAAGTTTTAATTCCATCATCTTGTAACCCAATCTCATCAGCTAAAGATAACAGTGGCGACCGGCCATGAATACCATCGTAAGTAAAGAACATAAAATGAATTACATCTTCAGCCGGCACAATGATTGTTTGACCACCGCTTTTTTGATTGATGGGTGTAAATTCGTATTTAATATTCGTTACATCAGAATCATCAATATAAGTTTGCGATGGTGGAAAATATTGTATTTCTAACGGTGCTTTTGTATGAGGATCACGAATTATCCGTGAAAAACCATCCCCAGTTAGAATGGCGTTAACTGTCATTAGGAAACGCCAATGATAAGCAGATAACATATCGTTTGGGTGCTTATTCAGCAAATAATCAACACTTTTGATATTCTTTACCGCATTTTTATCATCATCCAAAATGACAATCGGAAATCGAGCCACATTACTAGCAACGTGAGAGACTGCAGTTAGCACATCAGAGTTTCTAAGAGCACCGATTCCACTATAAGATGGCATATTGCTAAAACCAGGAAGAATTCCCTGATCGATATAATCTTGTGCCCAGTCACGTTTCTCGGTATGGAATAACACTCAGCTTCACCCCCTTTCATAAGAGATAAAAGCCATTACGAATAATTCAATTGAGATAATTAATAAGCCAATCTTCATGGAAAATAAAAAGCCTGTAACTGCTAAACAGATACAAGCTAATAAAAATAAAAGAATTGGTTCATTCAGTTTCCAGAATTTCATTTAATTCACCTGCAGCCTTATCCCTAAGTGCGACTCGTTCTTTAGTAAGACAAATATTAATCTTGAACGTTGAAATATATGTCATTAGTTCTTTAACGGGAAGTAATTGTATTGCCGAAGTATCTACTTCTAATTCGTCTACCTTTTCAATACCATCAGCAATTTCTGGGTAAATGTAATGGTACACTTCATCGTTAATATATATAAGGCAATTAAATTGTTGAACGGTAATAGCTCCATAGTATGAAGTAAGCACATGAATGTCGCGGTTCATTCTTTTATGGGATTCCTTACTATTGGCACACAAAATATATTTATCATATTTTTCCTCAGTCTGATTAATAAGTCTGATACCTCCACTAAAATCCGAAGTCATCATTAAACACATCCTCATCTGTTAAATAATCATCAATATTTTCACGGAAGCAAATTGCATATGCGTCTAGCAATGCATCAGCAGCATCAATCTTATTTGAATAACGGTTCTTATCAATCCGGACACCATTGTTATCTGATTTAAGGATCGCGTTAGCCATCGCACCGGTTAAAATCTCATTGCCAGAATGTCGAACTCGCTTATCTAAAATATCATCCCTAAATTGCTTAGTTGGCATTGAAAGAGTTAATGTCCCTTGACAAACAGATATTTGTTGCCATTCCGGATGACCTTTTTCAATCTGAGTTAACAAGGTTCCATATTGTGCGGGGTCATAACAAATTGCCTGAACATCAAGATTATGTTCTCTGACAAAACCATCCAGCCATTCATATACCCGTTCAACATCAATAACTCCAGATTCAAGCTTTGTAATTTCACACTGACCCATCCCTTGCAACCGGACATAATCTAATCGGTCTGCTTTAATCTTTGCTTCCAAACCATATTTAGTACCGACAAACGCATAAGAATCCGCATACCAATACCCCTCTTGAGGAATTAACCAACTAATTGCATAAAGGTCAGATGATTTACCAACGTCAATCCCAAACCAAACTCGTTGACCATCAATGTCAATTGGATCAATTTGAGCTGCATTCCAAGTATCAATATCCATATAACTATCCTCTTCGGCTTGTCGCCACATATTAAAGTTCTTAACTAAAACAGAATTCTTTGTCCCTTTCTGTTTAGCTTCTTTCCACCGCTTTGCCAAATATCCATATACCTGATCTTGCAAAGCCGGGACACTCAGAATTGGATTGGATTTAATCCAGGTACTTTTATCATCAACTTCCGATACATTATCTTGTTCAGCAATGTAGGCAAAATAAGTATCATCAGTAATTTCACTTTTCAAAACCTTCGTTGCGTAGGGATATTCAATCGTATGCATTGGAACATTCAAGTCAAAGCCGGCTGTTGAAATAATCATAATAAGTGAGTTATGAAGTAAAGCCTGACCAGATTCTAGTAATTCCATCATTTCAGTGGTCTTACTTGCAGCATATTCGTCAAGGATTCCAACATGAGGTTCAAAACCATCAACTGTCCCCGTTTCCTTAGAAAGTGAACGGACATAAGAGTAATCATCAAGGTTACTAATTAAATCACGATTAACTTTTGTCCCACGTTTTGTATCACCATCACTGGAACGTAGAGCATTGAGGCGTTTCTTAATCATATTAAAAACGATATTCGCTTGTTTTTTGTCGTTAGCAGTACAAAATATTTGCCGAGAGAATTCGGGTGAGTTACCCATCAAGAACTCATACAATGCAATTCCGGAAATAAGAATCGACTTACCATTCTTTCGAGCCATTGATAGCATTCCTTTCCGGAAGCGCCGTTCAGATGGTTTATCCTTCTTCCACCAGCCATACATATTTGCAATGATGAACCGTTGAAAATCTGCTAAAGGATACGCCCGCATCGTTTTTGAATCCGGAAGTATTTCCATGAATTGAATAACCTTATTGGCACGTTCATTATCATAAAAATATTCAAAGTCATCATTATCCGCCTTTTTAAGATCAGTTAAGTACCTTCAACGACCTTTTCAGCATAATCTTTAGCGTAATTCATCATGAAATCCTAAACTTATCACGCAAGGATTGATGTTCTTCCTTGTTGGTTTGTGGCATATTCATCTGCAGCCGCGAATTAACATTAAGCCCAAGATCAGATGCAAGACCCTTTATCGCCCTGGTTGCTTTATCAATTGTCTTAATTGCGTTATTGATTTTAGCAATGTTCTTTCTTTTCTTGGACTGTTCCTTATTTAATTGAACGGAAGCATCTTTATAAATGCTGTACCAGGTACAATACAATTCCAGTTCGCTCCGGTCCAAGTTACGCAATGGCAGCTTTCCGATAGAACTAATAATTCGCCGGTATTCTGCTTTGGCCACTTTATCTAAATGTGCCGGCGGAGTCTTTTGCAACTCAGGTAAACCATCGGCAGCCATAAATTCTGCCTTATATTTTGCTTCTTGTTCAACCACTCTAAGGTGGCCTGTTGACTGCGATAATAATTTTTGCTTTCTTGCCAAAAAGCTCACCTCCGTGCTATGATAAAAGCATCAAAAAAACGCATAGGGGCTGGGAATTAACTAT